TGATTTTCTATTCTTACACTAGATTGTCTACCACGAATACGAGTATTAAAAAACCTAGTTGTGTTGTTAACTGTAATTGCTTCTCCTGAAATCTTAGAATCATTAGGGTAATCTCTTGTTTTTAAGGTAATTACAGCATTACCTTCCATATTTTGAAAATCTGGAATAACTTTGTTTATAAAACTAAATTCTTCTCCGTCAGCAATATCTCCATCACCTGATTGTATAAATGCTTCTAAGGCAGAACCATCATCATCTACTCCTGATTCATGTCTGTAAATTATACTTCTTCCAGCTGTTAAACCATTTATTTGTGAAATTGTATTTGCTGTAGAGTTAGCTGTATATTCAGAGGCTAATGGATTTAGTTCTACACCATTATCTTGATAAGTACTTCTTTCTAAATTTCCAAAATACCAACTGTTTTCTAAATAATTAAATATTACATATTTATCTACTTGATCCGAGTTGCTAGAACAATAATACCAAATAATTTCTGAAAAATTAGAAGTTTGTCCTGCATAAACTTGTGCATATTGAGTTTTATTTATATCATTAAATACATGATTTAAAACACTACAAGGTAATTCTTGAACAGCGCCGGCATATCTAAAGAATTGTCCATCAGACATCCAATAAGCAATATCATCGACAACTATCGCAGCATTTAAACCAACAGATCCGCAATCATTACCAAGTTGTCTAAAACCAAATATAAAAGGTGGACCTACAAAAGACATTGAATGCATTGTAGTATCTGTCCAAATAAGAATAGTACCTTTAGCAGGTCTAGCACATCTTATTTCACTACCACCTGCAATTCTTTGTGATCCTGCAGAGTTTGTTGCATTAGCTGTAAATTGTTCAAAATTTTCTTGATCACTAAATCTTATAAACATTTTATCTTGTGATGATGTGTTACCGATTTCAGTTTCTGTTCCCATCAAAATTAAATGCCTTGTTTCTGTAGAAATTACAGATAATGTGCTTGCTGTAGGAACATTCGCTATTTCTTCTGCTCTATTGTCAGAAAGTCCTAAAGAGCTATCATAATAATATGTACTTCCATCTCTTTGTGTAATTATTAAATCTTCTCCCCAATTGTTTATAGACCATTGTCTCATATCGATAGTTACATTAGAGCTTGATCTAGGTGTATTCCAAGTTCCAACATTCCAAGCTCCTGTACTCCAACCAAAACCAAAAGTTTGTTTATCTGGTCCAACAGAAAGTTGATATTTAGCAGTACAATTTGCAGTAGTTGTTACATTTGCTGATGCTGTATTATTGCTTGTTATTACATATGCATCAACATTAGTTATTGAAACAATTTCATATTCTGCGTCAATACTCGTGTTTGCAATACCTCCAACATTTGCAACTGAACAATTAGATATAGTTACAAAATCTCCAAGTTTAGCTCCATGAGCAGTATGATTTACAGTAATATTAGCACTGTTTGCTGTAGTGTTAAATACACTTGTTAAAGAGTTGCTTTGTCTTAGTGGTGTAATATCAGCATTCGTACCAGACGCAAATACATAAACTTTTCTATCTGTTCCTAAAGCTTCTAGTCTTGCTCCAGCTAAATTAAACCATTGTTCTAAAGCTCTTCCTACTCCAACATAATTAGCTTGACTAAATTTTGTCCAACCACCTATTTTTTGAGGTAATCCTTTTCTAAATCTTACTTTATCGCAATCTGACCATCTACCTTCTGCACCAGTTTCTGTGTTTTCGGTATCTATACCAGGTTGAAAATTTAATTGAGTTAGTGGCATAATAAAAACATTATATAACAAATACAGGAAAAATATAGTAATTAATTAAGGGGACAAAAGGGTGGTTTGGTGGAAACTTCTTTTGTCCCGAAATTAGATAATATTTATTTTTTTGGTAAAGTAAAGCCTTTAAAGTAAGCTGGTAAACCTAATAAAGGTCTTTTGTCTAAAGCATTTTCTTTTGCCATTTTAGATCCTGCTTTATTGTAATGTAAAAATACTTGTCCACAATCTTTACCTTTAAATTCTTCTCGCCAATGTTCTAAATCACAACCAGAATAAATTAACATATCACCTGGTTTTAAATCTATTTTAACACCTGCTTGACCTTTTTTTCCAGTTGGATCAAGGTAGATTGGCCATGAGTCACCGCCTAAATTTAATGTTGTAGATATTTCACATGAATATCTATCTTTATGACGAGCTAAGACATCACCATTTTTATATATTCTTGCATAAGAATAAGTTTCAGATAATTTTAATCCTGTGTGTTTTTCCATAACAGGTTTTACTTGTTGTAATAAAGTTTCCATAGCAATATCAGCATAATGTGAATATGTATTTGGCACCTGTTCATCATTCCATATTCCCCAATACTCTGTAAAAGGTGATATATATCTAGAGTCAAATAAAACTCTTGCCACATTTCTTTTGTTTTGAAAATATTTATATACAAAATCTGCTAACTCTTTAGAGATAGCTTCTTTTAAAACACTATATTTATTTTTTTTGAACGACATTTAAAACTCCTTTCGGTATTGCTTGACAGTTCCAATGTATAAACCTAAATGGTTCATACCCTATATCAACCGCATATTGATGAGGCATATAAGATGGAAAAAAAATCATTCTGCCTGGTTTTACTTTATAATGTACTTGTGATGATGCATACGTTATTTTTGATTTATCTTTTTCCGGTAAAAGATTCATAACATTACCTGGTCTAGGATCTTCAAAAATTGGTAAAGATGTTCTTTCACTTGCTTTTAAAAAATAAAAACCGGATATGTGTCCATTCCAATGTGTATGTAAAGTATGGTGTCCACCACCTTTTTTAGCAAACTCTTGTACCCACATCTCTGTTGTAAAGACTACAAAATTAGTTAAATCAAAACCCATTTCTAATAATAAGTTATGTGCTGTTGCTCCTACATAATCTTGTAATTGTTCAAATTTAGAATCACCAATTAAAGATGTTGAATGAAATACATAACCCATATCTCCTTTATCTCCGAATTCTTTATTTCTTTTATCTATCTGTTTTTTTAAATTTTTTTGAGATTGTTTAATATATTTATCAGAAGCTTTATTTAATTTATTTACATACTTAGGTTGATCTGCCCACCATATAGGACATTTAAAATATTCTTCTAATTCTAATTGTTTTGGAAAACTCATCTGTAAGGGTATCCTAAATTCCATATTACTAAACTATATCTGGATCCTTTTTTAACTGGACATACTCTATGCCAAACAAAACCAGGAAATACAACTAAAGATCCTTTAGGTAATATTTCAGTGCATTTTCTAATATTAGGTTTTTTATCTGGATCTACATTTCTAAAATCAAATTCTAATTCACCACCTTTATAATCTTTAGGATCAGACAAACTTACGGTTACAGATAACTTTCTAATTTTACCATGTGATGGATCTCCTTGTTCTCTTTGATAAGGTCGATCCCAACCATCGCAATGCCAATCATAAAATTGCCCTTTTTCATATTTTGTAAATTGACAAGATTCAGAGTAATCCCATTGAAAATTCCAACCGGCATTTGCATTTGCTTGATGAACATAAGGTTGTATTTCTTTATAAATCCACCTATCATTCATCCAAACAATATTGGAATCTCTTTTTTGTTTTAAATCTTTAATTTGTTTTTTATTTAAATTTTTATTACCCATACCACCTGTTACTGCCATTTGATCAGAAATAGATTTTCCATATTTAACTATTTCATCACAAATTCTAGAGGGAATTGCTGATTGAAAATACCAATAATAATTTTGAAGTTGCATATTTACTTTCTTAACATATCTTAACTTTTTTAAAACAAAAGTAAATATTTTTTATGAAATTGTCAATGTACCAGAAACTGTAAAAGTTGCTATTTTATCACCTCCAGGGTGAGTTGATGTTGAATTTGTACCTGGTGTAACAGATAAAGAAACTCCACTTGGTCCTCTAACAACAACAATACCAGATCCCCCACAACCTGCAGAAGTAGGATTAGACCTCGAACCACCACCACCGTTACCAGTATTTGCAGAACCACTTGGTCCAGAACCAGGACTGTTTGGTCTACCAGCTCCTCCAGTTGAATATGTAACATCAGAACCAGTAATTGTATTTGGCACTCCAGAACCTCCACTATTTGAAGGTGCACTACCTCCAGTTCCACCAGCACCTCCTCCTCCACCAGCAATACCAGAGGTATTTCCAGGTTGATTAGAACCACCATCATTTCCTTGTGGCGGACTAACAGAAGGAGTATTTCCAGTTCCACCAGCAAAATTTGAAGCTACCACAGAACCACCTGCACCACCTCCAGATCCTCCTGGTTTACCTGCAGAAGAACCTGATCCTCCACCACCTCCACCACCAGAGGCAGTAAACTTATTTGTACCTTCTACTCCACAAACATTAAATATTGAATCACTGCCTGGTTGCGCATGACCTGGTGCTTGTGCAGAACCAGCACCAATAGTAATATTGAAAGTTCCACAAGCTAAAAATATTGGACTTGCTTGTAGTGGGCTTGGACCAAAACCAGATGCTCTATAACCTCCAGCTCCTCCACCTCCACCGCCTCCACCAGATCCTCCCGGGTTGTTGTTGTTACCACCTGCTCCTCCACCTGCAACTACTAAATAATTAAATTCTTGTACAACAGAACCATCTGGCCAATTTCCACTTCTTCTTGCACTATATTGACTTTGCATTGACCACACACCACTTGCTTTGTTTAATTCTTTTACAATAACTATTCCTGATCCACCTGCTCCACCAGCTTGATTTGCTGGACCACCTCCAGCTCCACCGCCACCACCGCCAGTATTTGTTGTGCCTGCTGTTCCTGCTTGTCCAGTGCCGCCTGGGCCAGGTCTACTTCCGCCTGCTCCACCACCTCCAGTTCCACCAGCTCCACCAGTTCCACCAGAATCAGCT